ATCAAAAAAGAAGCCTAGTACCCAGGTACCTTCCACCGGACCCAGAGGGGATGAACCCTTACCTGACATAGCAGCTGAGGTGATTGGTTGGATAGGAATTGCCCATGGAAGTTCTTTTACAGGTAAAATTTCTTTATCATCGGTATGATAACCAAAAATTCTAACTCTGCAGCGACCTAGAAACTCCGGATCCATGCGATCCTCCACCACCCCTATCCACCAGTTAAATCCATCTTTATTAAATATTTTTTGCATTATATATTACCTGCTTCCACTCTCAGAGTCTACATAGAGTGAGTCTTTAATTAATTCCATTGTCATTGTATGATTTTTCTTATTTACTTTATGGTGTATAGCTGAAATAAGATAGTACCCTGAATACAATTTATCAACTTTTTCCTCAGCTGAATCTGTTACATCTCTTGGCTGCACGGGAGGGAAATAAAAGTATAACATGCGGCCCACCTCAATATCAGTTCTACCGGGAACTGTAATCTGCATTTTTATGTTAGTAAGTTCCATCATAGAAGACATACGATTACCGTGGATCTCACCCATTTTTTCATTAATGTTATTTTTAAAATATTCATCAACACTCGTTTGATACAGTCTAGGATTTTTTGGATAGAAACTTATATTCGATTGCGGAGAAGCACCCGAGCCTGTACCGAATGGGGGTATGGCGGTAAGCCCAGATCCAGAAGAATGAAACTGGGTGGGATATGCTTGAGTATGTGAATAGTTAACCGATTCATATTCTTTGTTATATACATCTAAGAATATAAGTCGGTTGGCTAAATAGCCACTAGATTTATACTTTACAAAATCTGATGATTCAAGCATTACTACATCACTTGCAATAAACATCTCGCGATTTAAATCATTGTTTAATTCAGATTCTTTTATGTCAACATCTGCCCCTGCGATGTAATATTTACCAATATAATTGTTAGTTTGTACAGCTTGTTTAAAAAGCAACTCTATATTTCTAAAATAAAATTGTTTATTAGATTCATAGAATATATAATTCTTAGCGCTGGTGATTACTGGTATGGATTTAGTTGCGAGCCAGTTTATACACCTAAATGGTGACCACCCCGGGCATATAAATTTTATTTCATTAGCTACTGGTTCGGCATAGAGTGGCCTATTAGTACCAATTAAACTAAATACACTACCCACTACACCATCAATTTTACCTTCGAATGGCCGGAATATTGGATTTGCAACGTCATTTGCAAATTCAGGAGATACGAAATGTAATGTATAGTTTTGAGTATCGGAGTTTATTTTATTTGGAACTACCACCCGATCACTTAATCTAAAGACTCTAAACGTCTTACTGATAATGTCTTTGGGTAAAAAAGAAGGTGTTCTTAAACGAACTATTAATGTTTCTTCACCATGTATATTAAAATTATCAATAAGATTCCTGCTGTCTGTCAATACCACCGTACCATACATATAGTTTTTAAATATATCTTCAAATATATTTAATTCAACTAAAAAATCATCCAGCTTTATAGATTTACCTTTGTTGGTAACTAATTCTAATTGCTCAATTAATACTTGCCCAGCATATTCAAGACCTTCTGCCATATTAAAACTCTAATTTCTGTTTAAAATCTTTAATTACCGCATCCACATATACCAATTTTAAAATCTTTATTCTTCGTTTAGTTTCATTAACAGTGTCTTCATAAGCGTAATTAGTCACTGGGGTCCCTGAGATAGTTACTGTGGATGTAATGTTAGCGGTTACTTGAGCATTGGAGTTTAATTTAATTTGATCATTAGGATTAAATCCCCCAGTAGATACAGTAATGATAACGTTAGAGTTAGACGTCTTGGTGGTGATGTGTCCAATGCCCGAGTCGGTATTGTTAATTATAATATCACCAACTGCAAAGTTACCAAATGCTGTATTGGATAGTAGATAAACATTGCCATTAGTGTATGCCTCATTCGTGTCCTCATAATGGTGTATACCGCTTATATTACTATACTTATCAGTTACATATTTTACCAAATTATTAGTATCCATTACCCAATCAAATCGGGGATCAATAATATCATTATAGTGAAGTATTATCCAATGAAGTTTTGAATTATTATAAAATTTTTCTGCAACCAACTCAGGAGTTTCACCATTCTTTACATCGTACTCCTCAAAGAGCCCGTATTGATTCTTAACCTGATCATCAATTTTTACTCGGGTGGTAATATTGGTTACTAGCTTGACATTGCTACGATCGTCCTCTAAAGAGTACAATGTCTGAGGCATTGCTTCAAAGTACATTAATAACCTTCCTTAATGCTTGCACGCGTAAGTATCTCTAACTCTCGGAATGTAAGTGTCATGTTAATTTCTGTAGGGCTACCGCTTTTAAAAGCTGTAAACTGTTCACCCCCATAACTTACATCCATAGACTCTAATGCACAGGGTCTAAATTTATGAAAGTATTGATTAGGGGCAGAATTAAAGTAATAAGTTATTTGAAATTCTGAGGGTGCAATAAAAAACAATCTGCCAGCAGATAACTCCGGGTGCATATGTATTTTAAAAAGTGTAATTATATTTTGCACAGCTTGAGATTCACCAGCGTTTTTAGGAAAAAATTTATATTTAAAGTTAAACGTTCTAAAATCCACTGACTCAAAAACTACCTCTTTAAAGGGGTTAAGAGCTGTACCTGAGGCTTTACTAATAGTAGATTGTAGATCCGCCGCACCAAATGCACCAGGTATCTTTGCCATGGTAATTGCTACTGCAGCTAAAGCTTCACCAGCAGCTGCCATACCGTTTTGATCAAATACGCTCCCACTTAACAACCCCATTAAACTACCCAGGTCCTTGGTAGCATAATTCATGTTATATTTTACTGTTGGCGGACCATCTACATATAAAGCTATAGCATCTGAAATTCTGTGGGTAGTATCGGGTTTTAAAAGATTGTTTTGAGAGACAATAGCCGCGGCAGCTGCTCCCCCGGCAATAGCGCCAACTGCGCCAACACCAAGTCTTGCTAAATTTGCAGCTACAGCTTGATCTCTAGTTGGAGCAGGGGCGCCTGGTGCAGGAGAAGGAGCTTTGTTAAGTGAATTTATAGTTGCACCACCCGCTACAGCACCTGCCACACCTGCACCGACTATTGATGATGTACCTAGTTGCTCAGAAGTCATTCCTCCCGAGCTTTCTGCTCTGGTTACTTCAAATAATTTACCACTACCATTAATTGATGACTTACCCCGTACATTAATATTAAACAAAACATAATGCTGCAGATCCTGTGAGCCAAGATCCGAAGGATAAGTATGTGATTTTATAACATACTTGTCTGGTTTAATGTTGTCGGTTGTAGACGAATTAGCGTACTGTTGCTGTATCTTATCTACATAATCGGTATATGCTGGCATCTATATTCCATAAATATTGGACCACAATGAATTCCTTTATATTTATATAGTCATGTACCAATCAACCTACAAAGGCCGCTATAAGGTCATTAACCCACCCAAGTATAGAGGTGACATTCATGATGTCATTTATAGATCATCTTGGGAGTTAAGGTTTATGAAGTGGTGTGATAATAACGCATCGGTACTTGAATGGGGGTCTGAGACTATGATTATTCCATATAAATCCCCTGTTGATAGTAAAGTACATCGGTACTTTGTAGACTTCTATATTAGAGTAAAAGACAGGCATGGTGCAATTACCAAGTATTTAATTGAAATAAAGCCAGAAAAGTTTACTAGACCCCCTGCTATACCTAAACGTCAGACTAAGAGATTTATTGACGAGGTGTTTCAATATGGGGTAAATCAATCAAAATGGAAGGCTGCAGATGAGTATTGTGTCGATAGAGGAATGAAATTCCTGGTTTTAACCGAGAAAGATCTTGGTATATAACGGATAAATATAATTATGGCAACCACCAATCCCTTTCTATCAATAAGACAAAAAGCTGGAGATGATGCAAAGTCTCTGTCCTGGTATCAACTCCAGGTAAAAAGTCTTGCGGCAGTAAAACCTGCCAGTCTTATGTCTAGTAGCCCCAGTATTACCACCCGTATTTTACCCGGGGGTATGTATATGTTTTTTTATGATGCAAAGTTTAAAGACACATTGCCCTTCTGGGATATGTTTCCCCTGGTGTTACCTTTTAGAAAAGTACCAGATGGTTTTTATGGTATTAACCTGCATTACATTCCCTATGGTGCAAGGTTTAAATTGCTGGGGTATCTGCATGACCTGGCCAACGATGATAAGATGAGTGAAGATACCAGGTTACTTCTCAACTGGAAGGTCTTAAACGGTTCATCTAAATATGACCCTGTTAAGGCATGCGTTAAGCATTATCTTTACGATCATTTAAAATCTAAATTCCTACAGATTAAGTATCCTGACTGGATTACAGCATCTCAATTACCGGTAGAGAGATTTGTGGGTGCAAATAAAACTGAAGTCTGGAAAGACTCAAGGACAAAATACTAATGGCTACTTTGTTACCAAGTGAATTAGCTAATGTAGCTAGAGCTACATCTGGCAGAACAGATCCTAGGAGACTTGACTTAGCTGATATAGCGAACAGGGCTAGGGCGGAGGCTGCAAGAACAGATCCACGGCGAATTGATACTGCTAAAAAAGGGGTTTTTAGTTTAGATAGATTTAGAGCCACGGTCTTAAATGAAAGTCTAGCAAGAACCAATAGATTTGAGGTATTGATTATACCTCCTAAAATACTTCGTCCCTTTATGGGAGAATTAGCAAGTCTTTACTGCGAGTCGGCTAGTTTACCAATGTTAAATATTAATACCAAATCTCACAAAATATTTGGACCGGCATATCAAAGACCCATGACATCTGATTATGGTGGGGAGGGTATATCATTTGTCTTTCATGTAGACAGGGATATGGTAGTGCGTAAGTATTTTGAGGAATGGATGCACCTAATAGTTGACCCAAATAATTTTGGCGTAAGTTATCAGGAAGATTATATCACCAGTGTCATTATTAGACAACTAGATGAACAAGAGAATGTAACTCATGAGATTGAGTTACTAGAGGCATTCCCCAAGAATATGAATTTGATGGATCTTAATAATAGTGCTTCTAATCAAACCCATAGACTAAATATTTTATTTGCATTTAGGTATTGGAAAGATGTAGAAAGAAGCACCACCAATGCAACTGCTATACCTAGACAATTTGTTAACCCCGAAGTGCTGACTGATG